CGAAATTGCTGGCGAGTACCTTAAAAAAGGCACAAAGGTTTATGTCGAAGGCAAAATGAAAACAGAAAAATACACCGACAAGAACGGGATAGAAAAAGCCACGACCAAAATTATTTGTGAAAAACTTGAAATTTTGACCAGCAAGTCAGACGGGCAACAGGGCGACTTTAAAAGAGCCGTGCCAGTTAAAGACTTAGACTTATCAGAGTTTACCGATGACATTCCTTTTTAAGAGGTAAACCATGGGTGCAATTTTTGGATGGACTTGTCTCGCCGCTTGGCTGACACATATCTTTACTTGCTTTGCACACGCAATGTGGGGATTTTTGGTTGCTGGTGCAATATTTTTCCCCATAGGGATATTGCATGGTTTTTATCTGTGGTTAACATAGCGCCATAAAATAACAACTGAGCAGTTCCCGAATGCTCTGAGCAGTTGTCGTTTTTAAAAGTCCCCATCTTAAAAAATGCGGGACTTTTTTTTCTTTATGTGAACCTCTGTTTTCAAAAAGGCGTATCATATTCCTAACAAATCTGCAAAAAAGAGTTTACAGCCAACTAATACAACATATAATACTTCTACACCAGCACGAAGTTGGTGGCAAACCTAAAGGAGTAATCATGAAAAAAAGTCTACCAAGGCACAAATTGTATGTAGGTCAATTGGTGGTCGTAACAGACCATCCTGAGGCGCAAGTAAGAACCATTGCAGAAATTCATAAAACAGAAAGAGGTGCAATTCGCGCTGTTACCTTTTTATGGTTTGAGGGTTCAAGAATTTGCGCACAAGCCTCACACCCTTGGACACTACATAATCCAAGCCTAAAACAAATTGAGTACAGCATAGAAGCCAACGGTAAATTGGCTAATAAATCCGATATTTGTCGGTATTTAATCCAGCAAGCAGAACTCAGAAAAACCGAGGCTGGCGAGGATTTTGTGGCATAAAAACCTTGGGGGAATGCAAATTCCCCTAAGTTAGCAACCTATAATACTTCTACCAACTTAAAGGCGCAAACATCATGAAACTTATCAACAACAAACTGGTCGCATACCTCAAGCACGAATACAACGGCTGGCCCGCTGGCTCACGCTTTGTGGTCGAGCAAACATCAAACGGCTTTTATCGCGCATGGTCATCGTTCAACAAAACGATTGGCACAGATATTGGCATCATCCCCGCGTCATACTTACTCTAAGGCTAACATGGAAAAAATCCTCTCTGTTCTCCTTGCAACCATCATTGGTTTGGCTCTCGCAGTCCTGTTGGTCGAATGGGCATCAGGTTGCGGCGAGTCATACTATGACAGCCGTGGCATCCGTCACGAACTCCCTTGCATTTTCATCCGTTAATCATCTCAACTTTTAAGGAAATCATCATGGCACACGAACTCACCACACGCGCAAATGGCTATACCGAAATGGCTTTTATTGGCGACACACCTTGGCACGGCCTTGGCCAAGAACTTCAGCAAGATGCAACCATAGAGCAATGGCGCAAAGCCGCTGGTATGGATTGGGAAATTCTTTCCGCGCCAGTACAGTATCACCCCGTGCTTGGCGATACAACAATGCAATACACAGGCCAGCGCGTATTGCATCGGTCAGACAACAATATGCCTTTGTCCGTAGTGTCCGACCGTTACAAGCCAGTCCAGCCTTTGCAAGTCCTAGAATTTTTTCGCAACTTGGTAGAGCAAAACGGTTTTCGTTTACATACCGCTGGCACACTGTTTGGTGGTAAACGCCTTTGGGCTTTGGCAGAAACAGGTAAGTTTGGCGAAATCAGCAAAGGCGATGGCATCGGCGGCTTTTTACTGCTTTCAACTGGCGCAGACAAAAAGTTGGCAACCACTGCGCGATTCACTACCGTCCGCGTTGTATGTAATAACACTTTGTCAATGGCGACCAGCAACAGCGATCAGATGGTGTCATTCACACACGCCAGCGAATTTAAAACCGAACTTATGCAACAGCGTCTTGGTAACGCCGTAGCAAGTTTTGGCTCATATATCGAAATGGGTCAATTGCTTCGGTCGCAAAAGATGTCGCAAACCAAGGCCGCAGACTTTGTTAAGACGCTGGTTTTAAAGTCCAGCAAATTACAAGACGAAGAATATGACCAAGAGAAAAACCGCGCCTATCGTAAAATTATGGATTTGTTTAACGGCGAGGCCAAAGGCGTAGAGTTGGCTGGTAATACCAAGTGGGGTTTGCTTAACGCCATCACCGAATATTACGACCACCATCACCCCGCGCGCACTCAAGATGCGCGTTTAAACAAGACTTGGTTTGGCTCTGGCGATACAGTTAAAGCAAGTGCGGCCGAGGCTCTAATCGCCGCTTGACACCCCTCATACTTACAGTATGATAGCCCCTTGCTAACACCAAGGGGTTTTTTTATGCCTAACGCGACAGTGCAAGTCAAAGAGGTTTTTAAGGCGGCGCAATCTGCGCTAACGCTGAATGACATTAAGACAGCGTTGCCAGAATTAAAAGCCAGCGAAATTTCGATGGCACTTTGCTATTTTCGCAGAGGCAAATACTTGTCGCGTGAATCTATCGAAAACCAAAACAAACTAGGCCGTAAAAAGGTTTGGTTGTATCATTTCCATCCTACAAAACTGGAAACGCAAAATGAATCTTGATGACACAGCAAAGTTTGCATCTGTACTGTTGCACTCAGCGGCAACGGCTCATATATTACATTTTCAAGTAACGGGCGAAGGTTCTGACGCGGCGCATCGTGCGTTACAAGCCTATTACGAAGATATTCCCGAATTGGTTGATTCGCTAACTGAATCTGTAATGGGCGCATACGGCAAAATCTTGCCAGCCTATCGTGGTACGTTCATGAATGCCAATTTGCCGCCTTTGGAATACATGCTAAACATTCAAGATTTTGTACGACAGGGACGCAAAGAATTGCCACAAGATTCTGAAATTCAAAACGAAGTGGACGGCATTGCAACCTTGGTCAACCACGTTGTATATCGCCTTAAATTCCTCAAATAAACACCAAAGGACACGACATGACAGAATTAGAAATTGTCTATAAAGACCCACAAGAGTTGACTGCCTATGAAATGAATAGCCGCCAACACAGTGACGAACAAGTCGAACAAATTGCCGCGTCTATTATGGAATTTGGTTTTACCAATCCAGTATTAATAGACAAGGCAAGCGGCATTATTGCGGGGCATGGACGGGTTTTAGCGGCGATTAAACTGCAACACGAATTTATCCCTACTATTACCTTGGACGACTTATCGGATGAGCAAAAAAAGGCTTACGTCATTGCCGATAACCAACTTGCAATGAATGCAACGTGGGATAAAGACATATTGAAATTGGAATTAGATGCATTGCAAGCCGCGGGTTTTGACCTTGGCATTGTTGGCTTTGATGAGGCTGAACTCGCAGACTTAATGTTTGATGAACCGCCACCAAAAGATTTTAAAGAGTTTGACGAAGATATTGCCACTGACCACAAATGCCCTAAATGCGGGTATGAGTGGAGTGGCAAGGTCGCATGACCAAGAAATATTACATACCAACAATGGCAGAGGTTAGTGCCATCAAACCAAATGGGCTAAAAGTCATATCTACATTTAGTGGGGGCGGTGGCTCTTGCACTGGCTATCGAATGGCGGGCTTTCAAGTCTTATGGGCAAATGAGTTTATTCCAGAAGCCGCCAAGACATATAAAGCCAATCACCCAAACTCTATGCTTGATCAGCGCGATATTCGCAAAGTAAAGCCAGAGGACATACTGGCCGATATTGGTATGCAAGTAGGCGAGTTGGATTTGTTTGATGGTTCGCCACCTTGTTCGGCTTTCAGCGCGGCGGGTAAACGCGAAAAGGGTTGGGGCGAAGTGAAAGCATACTCAGACGATGCGCATCAAGTGGTAGATGATTTATTTTTTGAATATGCCCGATTGGTAAAAGGGATACAGCCAAAGGTGTTTATTGCTGAGAACGTGGCTGGCCTAATTAAAGGCAAAGCCAAAGGATATTTTAAAGAGATATACCAACAGTTGCAAGACTGCGGCTATCACGTAATTTGTAAGGTACTTGACGCGCAGTGGCTTGGCGTACCGCAAATGCGCGCCCGGACTATATTTGTAGGCATTCGCAACGACCTATGGAAGCCAGAATATGAAGGCATAACACACCCAAAGCCATTTGAATATCAAGTGACGTTGGCAGAGGCGTTTGCCGACTTAGAATTTACAGAACAAGACCGCGAGCAAACGGACCTTAGCCGATATTCAATTTACCCTTTGCTGAAAACACTTAGACCCGGCACGAGCCACCTTAAGCGGTTTACTTTAAGCAAAGGTACTAAGCATAGGCAGTCTTATTGCGTTACTGCGACCAACGGCAATATTGGCGCTGGCAACACTTGCCATTGGGACAATCGGGCTTATACGGTATCGGAAATCAAACGTATTATGTCTATTCCAGATGATTATGTTTTGACTGGCACGTATGGGAAACAAGTTGAAAGATGTGGGCGAATGGTTGCGCCTTTGGTGATGAAGGCAGTTGCTGAAAATTTACTTAAATTGGGGGTCTTTGATGGAAGTACCAAGTGACTGGACATTCAAGAACGCGGATGTGGCGGCGGCATTTAATCGGCACGTTAGAGAACAACTGCCGTGGTATGACTTGGCGACTGGTGCGGTTGCTCACATTGCTCGCCATTACTTGCCCGAACAAGGCCTAATGTATGACATTGGCGCATCTACTGGCAACATTGGTATTGCCATGCAAGACATACTAATTAAGCGCAATGCGACCTATATTCCAATTGACAACTCAGAGCAAATGGCAGAGGTCTACCACGGCCCGGGCCAATTAATAGTCGCAGATGCTGTCGACTATGAATATGAGCAATATGACGTAGCGGTCTGTTTTTTGGTGCTAATGTTTATACCGCCAGCCAAACGCAAAGCCTTTGTTCATAAATTAATAACCAAGATAAGGCAAGGCGGCGCACTTATTATTTTTGACAAGACAGAAGCGGCTACTGGGTATTTATCCACAATATTACATAGGCTTACTATTGCGGGAAAGGTATCCACGGGCGTACCCGCGCAAGAGATTGTGGAAAAAGAATTATCTCTATCTGGTGTACAGCGTCCATTACCCCACCACTTTATGCAATGGGTAGCCCCTAGTTGTACTGAGGTATTTCGCTTTGGCGAATTCGCTGGATGGGTAATCGCAGGGCATGAATAATGCCTACTGTACCAAGGCAGACCACGTGCACCGACTTAGGATGTCAGAACCCAAAAAGTCTACTGAATTCTAAATGCTTAGAGCATGGCGGGCGAGATAAGCCAAGGGCTACCACTAGGCCCATTACCACTGAACGCGCAGAATTTAATGCGATGTATACCACCCGCCAATGGCTAGTACAGCGTCAAATACAGTTAAGCCAATACCCACTATGCGCTGGCTGTAATGCCGAAGGGGTAGTTACACCAGCCAACGTAGTGGACCATATATTCCCTTGGTCTGCTATAGATAGAACTGCATTCTTTATTAATTACTTTCAGTCCTTATGCTCTACTC